GTTGTTCCAGATGTTGTTGAACCATCAGTGCGAACAAATGGAACAGAAGTATTCACCCAAGCACCTCTTATTGTAATTGTACAAGCTGTATTTGAAGGCATATACAAATGTGCCGGTATATTAAATGTAATATATGACCAGTGATAATTATTTTCTACTTGAGAAGTTGAAATACTATCAACATAAATTACTTCGTGTACATCAGAAGGGATAGTTCCGTTATAATTAGATGCACATACAAATACTTTATATGTGTTCATATCCGTACTTGTAATTGTATCTCTTACAACAATGCTAAGTTTAAGTCCGTTTGATGGCCCTAATTTTGTTTCCTCATAACTATTTTTATAAAACTAATCATACCTTAATTTTAAAGTGAAATTAGTATTTATTTGTACTCCCCAACTTCTAGGACTCCAAGTATCTGCATTACTGTTATACATTGGAATAACTTCTTCCATATGATAAACACGGTGTCCAATTATTACTCCACCACCACCTTCATCGTGATAACCAACATATACACCAGCTGATTTTGTTGAAGTATATTCAGCAGAACCCCATCTTGTGTTATTATTTCTAAAAACTAATTCATAACGGTTAGTTTCTTTTTGTTCTTGCCCATATACAAATGAGTTTAACATATACACTAAATTATACCAATATGGATTATCATTATTAAACCAATCATCATCTAAGTCAAATGAATATCCTGTTACTTCTTCTGATTTTTCTTTGAAAATCTAGAATAATTTATTCCAGTATATATAAGGTAATTGCAAATATGAACGATATTCGCCAATTTCTCGCGGTAACAAACCATTAGGTATAGCAGTTTCTGGATCAATACCCGTTGCTTGTTTAAATGTGTCTCCAAGTACATCAGTAAATTGAGAGCTTTGTGTAGTAGATGACTAGAATGTGTCATAATTAAAATTTTCACTAAATGAATTATTTGGTGCAAATCCAATAATATCGTGCACATTATAATCTTCATCATCGCATTTTCTTAATATATTATCTGTTTGACCAGAATGCGTCCAAGAATCATATATTAATTCCTTATTAATAATATTATTTACATATTCTGAACCATCAATCAAATAATTTGTATTATCTGTTGTTGTATCAAATGTAATTTTTTTCATTTCTTGAAACACCTTTCCTAGCTATCCAAATAATGTGATATTATAAACACCCTTTCCTGATGTCTATTTTATATCATTCATTTTAGCGTACCCAGTCATCATTACAAATGAATTATAAATTAATCTAAAGTCAAGTTTCTTAGTTGGGTCAAAATACATTTCCATTAATTTGTATGAATCTTCAGTTTCATCACTAATAATCATTCTATCTGGTCTGTAAATATAACCAAATAAACGGTTATTAGATTCAGTAAATGGAATAGAAATTGTCTTGCTCCAATCATTTATAATAACAGTTGGATTAGTAATATCTTCAAATTGTTTATTGAGTAAGAACTGAACGTCATCAGTTAACTCTACTTCTTGATTTTCGATGAATAATTGTGTCTTCATTAGAAAATGTAATTTTGTTTTTTGTTAGCTTCGAGAGTAATCTCTAAATTAAATAAACCTTTTTCAGTTTTATATGTTTTTTCTTTATAATTAGTATCTGTCAAGATAACATTCCAGCTTCTATCAGTTTGTGTATCATACAATAATAAATATGGACTGGTAAACATTGCTTCATACATTGGATATATATCTTCACTCAACCATTTTGTATTAAGCTTCCATTTAGGTTGAATCAATTTTTGAATAGGTCTTCTGCGTAATTTATAATCTTGCATTTCAATATTCTCAATATTTTCACTATATTCTATTTTACCATCAAATGCCTATGATTGAACATCTCCATATCTATCCATCCAAGCTAAATAATATCTTGAATAACATTTATCAAATATGGCTACTGGACAGGTCCCATAATATATAGTTGGTACAACAATAGTAGAAGTTGAAAATGAAAATACTGGGGTTAATGTAAATCTTCTATCAAGTATTTCTGATGTTGAGACTTCTGTATAATATGACGCATATTCATCCAAAACATCTTGCGCATCTTCTTCAGATATACGTGATGTATAATAATAAATTAAAGTATCTGTGTCATTAGTAATTTTTTCGGCATCCCACTCATTTAAATTGTAAAATTCTTGAGGTATTTCTAATTGTATTCCAGCTTGTGTTATATATGTTTCAACTGCTGCTTTAAATGTTGTAGATGAATTCCTTGATATAACACGTGTTCTTGGAGAATCTGAACCAATATATTGTTTTTGTATAAAATGACTTAGTTTAACTTCACCAGGATAATAAGTGTAGCCTTCATCATAATCACCAAATTCATCACCACTAACATTGTGTAATTTCAAATAAATTGAAGTATCTTTATCAATATCACCCATATTGAATCCAGTAATTAAATCATTTAATGTAATAAATGTTGAATTAGAAGATGTAAATATAAGTGAACCTAAACTTACATCACCTCCAAGTTCACATTCTAATTCATAAGCTCTATTTACATTAGGTTGTCCAGTTGTCCATAATTGTAATCCCATTCCATATTTATCTGTAGCAACATATGGGTAATGAGGTAATAATAAATTTTGAAAGTTTCCTATTTCTTCATCGTGGTCATAAACCCAATCACATCCTTGCATAATTCTACATAAATTAGAAATAGATGAGTCCATATATTGTGGTTTTAAATCTTTATTAGGATAATCATAACCAGTAAGAACATCCTCATATTTACTATAATTAGATGAATCTTTTGTTATTTGCACTCCATATTTCTATATTTGTCCACGATTAAATCTATATTGATATGAAATAGTTCCATATATATCATCAATAAGTGGTGTAGTAGTTACCACACCATCATCTGTCAATTTAAGATAATCATATTTACCTCTATTTTGTGAGGCAATATCATTAATATTAATTGCTAATGAGCTATTATCACCTGGAATATAAGCCTATCCACTAAATACTCCAATACCATCCGCATATATTTTAGTTGAAACATATCCTTCTGGAATACCTGTGGTTTCTACTTGTAATGTAATATCATCTGATAAACTTTTCATATTTCTTCTATATCTTTTTCTAATTCATTTTTTATTTTATCTGCAATTGCTTCAACCAATCTGTCAACTAAATTATCATAGGTTTCGTCTATAGTTTGTTGAAGCAAATGTTTACCTTGAGTCCCTTCTAATGCAATCTTTCTCGATATTAAATAAACCAATTGGTTTGTGCTTGGTAGTTTTCCGTCTCTTCCGGGTCTTGGTACCAATCGTTTAACTTGGATCCATCTTAGTATTGCATCAGGTGGAGGGAACTTTCCGGGTCTTCTACCATTTTCAGCATACTACCAATAGTCCGGAAGATTGAAGTACAATTCAAACAAATTCCCATTATATTCAGTCACCCAAGTAAACTTCATTAGTTCGCCATTTGAATCATACCCGGCATTACTCATTTTATCTCGGTAAACCTAAGCAATTTGTTCACATATATTTCTTATTTCAGTTGTTTCTTCCATTATCGTTTCTACATTTTCTTTATCATTTCTTCCTTCTTTTTGTTAACCATCACCTAATAGCTGACTACGTAAAATAATGTCGCTACATCATAATTCATTGCTTCTTCTAAAGTGTGGTTTGTAACTTCTATAAAAGTCATTACGAACGGAAAGATTCCAAAGGGGTTATCATCATCTCTGTTGACAAGTTCACTACTTTCTCCAGATTCTCCATCACTTCCTTCGGTAGTCCGGTCTTCTTCATCTATTTGATTGAATAGTGTCGGAAAATTTTGATGAATAGTTCGAACTACCGAATGAAAAAAAAACTTGCGCTGAATAAAATAGGTACTGGCACATCTAATATATCATTAAACACTTGGTCCATATCATAACCATCATTATATTTATGGCCTTTAGGTATAATGAAAACTGAAAATGATTTGTATTCATCATTAGCCTTTTGGTAGTTTTGGAAGTCAATATATTGGGATGTAGTGATTTTTCCAAGTAACCCATCAAAATAATATTCTCTTCCGTTTACTTTAATATCTTTAACGTGCAAATTATTTGGAATTGGTTTTTGCAAAAATTCAAGTTCTTTACATTTCAAAGCAAAGTTTTTTAAATCTAAATCTAAAACACTTTCACCAAAAACGGCTTCCATAATTGCATACACACGTTCATTTTCATCTTCAATATTAGCAGCTTCTCTAATATCAAGCAACTGTCTATATGTAATATTATTCCAAGTCATAATCTTTTGTTCAAATGAAAAATAATTTTTATATTTATCGTTAAATAATGGAATACACATAATCACCAGATTTAATAGAATTATATGCAATAGCCAAACTCATAATTAAGTCATCGTGGTGTCCTGTTTTAGCATTAAAGACACGTTTCCCGGTTTTACTATATGTCAATTCATAATATTGCAGTTCGTCCATTAACTCATAATCAGTATAAATCTTAATAGCATTGGATTGGAATGCAACCTGCAACTTAGAAATAATTTTATCTTTACTGGTATTATCTGTGTAAAACCCAACTAATGGAACATTTCTCATTTTTAATTCGTCTCTAAGCAAACCAAAATATATATTACCAATTGAATTTGTTTCAACTGTCACTTTTTTAGGTTTATACTAAGCAACTAATCTTAATATTTCAGCAATAGTTTGTTTAGGATCTTTATCATTGAAATATTTAATATCATAAAGTTGTCCACTAAGTCCAATAATAGAAATAGCAGTATAGTCACCACCAGTTGAACCAGCCCAGTCAATACCAAATACTACTTGTTCCATACAAATACTTGGTTTATCTTTGACACATTGAGAGAAATCACCAAAGAAATCAGATTCATTATCGAGGAACTGACCCAAATAATAAGTTTTAAACTTTAATGGGTCAACGGTTTTTCTATACAATTCAAGTTTGGATGGGCTTAATAATTCAGAAACATCTTCAAGTGCCCAATCGTAACTATAAATGTTTTCATCACCACCCATTCCCATCGAATAATAATTATAAAACTATCCTGACTTTGTTCGTGGGGTAGAGAACATTACAATAGGTCCTTTAGTAGTATTCACATACGGAAATATTGCATCTATAATATCTTCACTTAAATATGCAGCTTCGTCTATTATCAGCAACTCACACGTATAACCTTGTAATGCTTCCAAACCTTGCTCAGCCGAGAACAATCTTATTTCAGCACCATTTTTAAATAGTAACTATCTTTTTATATCGTTCTTTTTATAATAGAATGGTTGGCCTTTACACATCTTCCAAGTTTCAGTTAAAACTTTGTCCGCTTGGTTGAATGTAGGTTCAATAATATAGCATCTAAAGTTTTTAGTTTGAATACAATAATACATTCCAATCAATTCTGCTAAAATTGACTTGCCACACTGACGTCTTGACTTGACTACGTGAATAGAATCTTTCCAATGGTTCTTCAACCCTAAGAAAACCTTCTATTGCCAACCAAACATTTTAGGTAATTGTATGTTCATTATTCAAATTTTTACTTTTTATCTAGAGCATCATTTATTAAACTGTCCACTTCATTAAATGGTGCATCTTCAGGCTTCTAATTAAACTTAGCTTCTACGGTTTCAATACTTTCACCACCAAAAGTTATCACAATATTACTATCATCTGTCTGAACCTGAACCTAAGTTTTTTCTGTATCATATATTCCGGCAGTTTTATTCAGCTTATCGACAGCTTTAATTGCCACATCTAAGTCACCTTGCTAACGTGCTTCTGCATATATATCAGTCAATCTGTCCAAATTTATATCTTTCAGCTTCTTATATATGGCTTCATTATTGAACATATTGATAGATTCAGTAATAATAGAGTGCATATAATTATACGAAACACCCCATTCATCCATATATTTCTTCACAATCTGACGATATAAAGTTCCTTTGGCAATCTCATCTGCAATTATCATTGCTCTTGCCTATAATGTAATATTAGAATCGAACCTGTCTCTGTCGTGAGAAAAGTCTCTGTTTATATAATTATCTTTTTTACTAGCCATAATCATTTCTTATTTGTTTTACTTCTTACCGTAATTGGTTTCTTTGATTGTTTCTGTGACTTCTGGGACACTTTATTTGTTTTAGTAATAGTTTTATTATCTATTGGTTTTGGAGTGTCCTGAATTGGTTTTTCTTCAACTGGCTCTTTATACTCAAAATATAGTTTGCCCATTGTCTGTAATGCCTTGAGCACACACTATGGACAACTTGGTTTAATATAAACATTCAATTCACGGCACATTGAAATAAAATCGCTCGCAAATCGGCTGTCCATAGTTCTATAATAGTTTGAATCAATCGCAGTTCTAAAAATCTGCTCATATTTAATAAGTTTATCGTGTTGTTCTTTAGTCATAGAATTTATCGATTATTTTTATACAAATGTCTTTCAAAAGAATAATAATATCTTTCAAAATAGGAGTAAAGACAGAGAGCATCAAAATAAATGCAACTGCCGGTAATGAGAACTCACCAATACAGATAATATAAATTAAACTAATCCAAAAGTTCATACAGAAACTACAATCTATCGGTTTAATCCTATAATCTGATGATGGGATTTTTCCTTTTGTCAGGAGATAGGAAATTCCGTATTTAATAGAATCTATAAAACCGGAAATATCTATCACCACGACGCAAATAATCCATATACAAATCAAATTTAATATCATATCTTCAGTTCATTTTTTATATCTTTTATTTTTCGCATCAATTCGGCTCTGTCAACCTATAATAAATCGGCAAGGGCTTTGAATGTGAATTTGTTCGCAGTATTATGTTTATCTTTGTTTAACAGATATATAATAAACAGATTCTAGGCCCAGATCTCCATTGATAGGAATTTCCTAATAATTGGGATATTGGGGTCTTCTGTTTCTTCATCTTCAACCACATCAATCAAATAGTTTCGGAACATTGTTATATCTTGCTAAAACGTAGTATAATTCAGTTCTTCAATAGGTCTGTCTATTTTGGGTCTTCCTTTTTTACTCATCTTTATTATTATATATATTTTTAATCA